CCCGCGGGCTTGATTCACCGGGCTGCTGATCCCGTTGCCTTTTTCGTGCCCGTGCAGCACCGGCAACGCACCACAGAGGATGATTCGCTTGTCCTTTACCAACTCGATCCCGAGCCGCTCAAAGCCGTACCAGTTGTCGATGCCCATAATCGGGTCGTCGGAAATCTCCGGGGCGTGTTCCCAAAGCCACTTTTCCCAACGCTCTTCATGGTTCCCGAGTTTGGCGACGATCCGCATGTCGGGAAACTCTTGGCGCATCCACTTCAGGAGATCGCGGCCGGCCGCCAGCTCGTTGCGGAAGTTCCGCAGCTTCGGATTCTTCTCGTGCCGTGAGATCGAGTAGAAGTCGGCCCAATCGCCATTGAGCAGCAAGGCGTCGATCTTCTCGCCCTGGAGGTGATCGACCGCGGCTCGCAGCGCCGTCTCGTCGTGGTACGGGACGTGGATGTCCGACAGGATGCCGACCTTGCCGACGATCCCGAGGTCGAACGGCAGCCAGGGCTCGGCCTGCGAGGGCGGCATGGCAAGCCGCTGGCCTGCCGGCCGCGGCTCGCGGTGCAGGTGTTTCGTCTTCGACTGCTTCCGCCTCGCATCGCCGGTGAGCCCGAGAGCGAGTCGCACCCGCGTCCGGGCCTGCTCTAGCGTGATCGCCCCGTTGCACTCGCCGACGATCCGCCGGGCGAGCGTCCGGGCCGGCGCGTCCGGGTGTGCCGCGACGATCCGGCGGACGATAGGCGTGATCTCGTCACCGTCATAGGTGCGGCGTCTAGCCATCTTCGTCCTCCTCGCGGGTCACCCCGAACGCCTCAAGAACGGCCGACGCCTCTTCCGCGAACTCCGTCACCTCGCCCTCGTCGAGACACCACCAGCGGGCGTGGATCAACTCGTGCAGCAGCACCTCGACGAAGTCCACGCCGACGAGCTTCTCCGAGACGCGAATCGTCCCCGTCTCGTCGTTGCAATCGCCGAGCCGGTCGGCGGGCACCTTGCAGACGCGGATCTTCCACTTCTTCTGGCCGATGTGGACCGTGGCTGATCGCTTCGCCATGCTCGCCTCCGCGGTCAATCGTGACGGTGGGGACGGTCACCCCGGCGGGGGTGTGGCTTCTGCTCTGGCGGCCTCGATCGCGCGGCCGACCATGATCCGGGCCGCCGTGGCGATGAACGGAAGCCCATTCTTCTCGGCGGCTTGCCGTAGGTGCGAGACGATCTCCTCTATCCGCCGGAAGCATTCGTCTGGCCCCCAGGCGTCCATCTGGGCGGCGAAGGAATCGCACCCGCATTTCCCGTCGTCGCGGATGCCCCACCACGACAGCGTCCGGCGGAGTTGGCAGCCGGGGCCGCAGGTCGTCGGCAGCGGCCTGCGGCATTGGCGGATCGCGTTGCGGTACTTGCTGACGAAGCCGCAGCGGGGGCAGGTCGCGTCGGGGGCGGAGAGGTCGCAGCGGGTCATGCGGAGATTTCCCACGAGAAGGTGCCGTTGTAAACGCCTTCGTAATAGGAATCACCCGATCCTGTTCCGATGACTCCTGTGCCGCATATCACCGGAACAGACGACGTGGAAGCCATGTACAGATTCACGCACAAGCCGCCGTTTATTGGCGTGTGGTGCGACATGGCTATCCCCGACCTGCTGCTCACTGAAATGCTTGCGCTTGACCCAGACGAAAAGCCGGTGCAGTCAGCAGGCCATGCCGAGGACCACTCGTCACAAAAGCTAGGAACCCTTTCGAGTACATAGGTTCCGTTCGCAAAGAACGGAGAGTCGGGTGCCGTGCCGGAGAAACTTGTTATTGTCAGGTAGATAACACTTGGCGGCGGGCTTCCGCTGCAAAACGCCGAGCAAGGCGTCCCAATCTCGTAGCACTCCCGCACGAGCCCATAGAGAACGTGCTGCCGCCTCTGCGTGTTCCATTCGATCCTCGCTCGGACCGAGAACGACGCAGACTCACATTGCGGAGCAAGTGAGATCGACCCGTCGAAAAAACGTGGGATGTTTTCGCTCTGGTCACCGCCGCCCGTAACCAGCGGAATCGACACCGTGGTGATCTGGACTTCGCCGTCTGCGGGCACGATTACTTGGTCGCCAACGCGAACAGCCCCGCTGCTAACCTCCACGAACACGCCTTGAAATGTCAGCGCCGTGGACGGCGGCGGAATCGATTGCACACCGACCCCGTATTGGTTCCGCCAGAACGAGATCGTGACGCGACACGGGAACCGAGTCTGCGTGCTGTTGAGCGTAAATCCGCCGGTGATCTGCTGAAACCACGGGCCGGAGCCGTCCATGCCGTCGTAAGGATCAGACGTGTCGGAATCGCCCGTGGCTGAGAGGTAGCCGTCGGACGGGTAGCCGGCCTCCACGCCCTCAAAGTACCGCGTGTAGACAGGCTCGAACTCCGTTCCGGTGTACGGATTCTGGCACGTCCTCGTGCATGCGTCGCACGGCACACACGTGCATTGCTGGCAGCCGCCTTTTCCTCCGAGCAGCATCACGCACACTCCGCCCATTCGAGGTGCCACGTCCCGTCGATACTCTCGCATCCGACCCAGAATCCGCCGGTCGGCCCCGTCACGGTCTGCGCCCGGTTGATCGCAATGAACTTCGCCGGCCCGCTGGCCCCGGTGACAGCCTCCGAGCCGTCACCCTTCCAGTGCGTCACGCTCGCCGTGGCGTTCTTCGACCACGTGCCCGTGACCTTCCCAAGCCGGATCGACGCCCCGCCCGCCCCGCCGAACCGCACGATGGCCCACTTGCTCGCCCCGGTGCCCGACTCTTTCCAGAGGATCGTGGCTTCCCCGCTGGACGCCGAAGAGAGCTGCGTGAGATCGCCGTCCTTCGCCGTGGCGAACGTGTCGGATTCCGAGACGACGTTGATCTTCGCCTGCACGACGCCGGCCACAGCGACCCGCCCGATCTTCCCGGCCGCGATCGGCTCGACGGCAACGACGAACGACGAGCCGCCAGTCGGCAGGCCGCCGCTCAAGACCGGCTGATCTTGGAACTGCTGCGTCGCTGAGCCGGTCGCACCCGAGGGCGTGAACACCACGCCGGCGACGGAGAGGACGCCCCAGCGGTTGACGGTGCCGGTAGTGTTGTTCTTCGCCAGGATCGGCGTGTACGGCACCGGGCCGGCAGACGGGCCGTCAGCCGTGCCGTTCGGCCGCTGGCCTAGGACGATGTTCGCGGCCTCTTGGGCGCGGTTCAACGCACGGGCTGAGAGTTGCCCCTTGATCGGCCCCGGAGTTACGCGGCCGTCGCTCATGCCACACCGATGCCGATCTTGGAGAAGTCGCCGTCGGGATAGACCTTGTTGACGTAGACGAAGAGCGGCTTGCGAATGACGATGTTGTTGTTCTGGTCGTCCTCCGTGGCGTACTTCACCCACAAGAAGTCGTGCCCGTACTTGTTGTAGGCCGCAATGTCGCCGATAGGCTCCGGCGGCAGCGACGCTCCGAAAGCCTCGTTGCCCCGATTGGGAGTGGCCGAGAACTTGTAGGCAAGCGAAAACGGCCCGTCGCCTCGCTGAGCGTCCCACTCCTGCGATCCGGTCATGCCCAGGAACAGCACTTCGTTCTTGCGAAAGCCCCGGAATGCAGCGTCGTTGACGGTGCCGGTCAGCAGATGCACCGCCCGGATGTAGGCAGCGGTGACGTAGGAAGACGGAACGTCGTAGGACTCCGTCCACGTGAGCTGCGGCACGACGATATCGACACCATTGACGCCGCGATCGTCCACGTTCACCGCGCCGTACATCGTCGGGATGTTCTGCCCCTGGAGCTCCCCGGCCGGGCCGTAGACCCTCTCGCCGGCCTCGCCGCCCCTCGACTGCGTCACCGTCTGCGTCCCGCCGGTCGTGTCGAACGACCGCACCCGCTTCAGCGGCCCCGACTGCGTCGGATCGTCGGCACCGATTTTCTCGTAGTTGACCGTGACCTTCCACAGATCATCGGCGTCGTGCTCGAGCAAATAGCTCTCGGCACGCAGCCGGACGAGCGGCTGCCCTGGATAGGTCCAGTACTGGTAGAGGTTGCTGATCCGGCTGTTGATGTCAGCGTGGATCACGTCTTCGTTTGTGGATCCGACGATGTTCCACACCCGCGAACGGACGGACGCATCGCGGCGACCGAGACGAAAGATCGTCGCGGAACGGCTCGTCGTGTCTTCGATCCAGTTGATTGCCATGCCGCTTTCCTCAGGGACCGATTCCGCCGACGCGAGCCTGCCGTTGCAGCTCCTCGCGGATGCGCTTCAACTCGTCAAGCTGCTGCTTCTCGACGCTGCCGGTGCCAAGCTGGCCCAGGCCGAACGCCGAGAACGTGCCGGCCGTCTCCGTCTTGAGCGTGCCGGCCGCCATAGGTGCCTGCGGCACCGGGAACCGATTGACCTGTGCCTGGAGATTCCGGTTGGCGTCCACAACAGCGGCGGCACGCCGGGCAAGGTTTGCCTTTGTCCGATCGGCGCGTTCCTTGCGCTGCTGGTCCATGTCACCGAACATCGCTGCTTGTCGATCCGCCGACTCCTTGCGAATCGCTGCCTTCTGTTCTTCCGTGAGGTTCGTTCTGCCAGCAAAGCCGGGATTATCCCTGCCTCTTTGCGCGGCGTTGGCGGCATTGGCTTCTGTGATTCGGTTGAGTTCGACGCCAAGCTCGTCCTTGGACATTCTTCCAATCGCCCTCATCGCATAAGCCCATTCCTTTTGCAGAAACCCAACGTATTCATCCCACGAAGCCATCCCCAAATTGATGACGTTGTCCATCGAAGCGAGGAACGCGCTACCCCAATCGCTTGTTGCCAAGTCCGCAAAGGTTTGCTCCCATTGCGCAGCCACCGCGACTCCGAGAAAGTTCATTCCGTTTTGAACTTCTTCAATGAACGGGTCCAGCGAATCCATAATCGCCTGCTCACCTCGAGCCCATGAGGCGTACCAGCCGGCCCACAGCACATCGACGGCCCCGGCGAGGTCGCCGGCCGCGATTGCCCGGTATACGCCTTCGACGGTGAGATTGACCGTCGTGAGCAGATCGCCGAAGACGGCCGTGAGATTGCCAATCGGTTCGGCAAAAGCCTTTCCAACGATGCCGGCGAGCTTGCGAAAATCAACGCCCGCAACAACCGCGCCGGCAGCCAGCGCCCCAAGAACCGCCACGGCTGCCAGAACCGGGCCGCTCGTGGCGAACGCGCCGACAGCGATTGCGGCACCCTTCACGTTTGCCAGAAAGCCGCTGATTGGCCCGATGGACGCCGCGATCGTGCGGGAGAGCGTCGTCATGGCAAAGCCGAGGGCGTACGTTGCCGTGCCCCAGACCGTGAAGTATCCGCCGACCGCGACCGCCAGGCGGACGAGAGCCGCGTTGTCGCGGACGAACTTGGCGACAGCCTTCGCGGCACCGGCCACGACGTTGGCGATGCCGACGAACGCCGGCGCGACGGCCTCGCCGACAGCGTTTCCCACGTCCTTCAGCGCCCGCTCCATGTTCTGGATCTCAGCGGTTCGCTCAACGAACGCACCGCCGACGGCCATGATCGGTCCGGCAATCGCCGCCCCGATCGCCGCCATGCCGATGCCGGCCGATTCCAACGTCATGCCGACATCGGCAACCTTCGTGTTGATCGTCGAGAGCGCGGAGAGGAACTTGGACGGATTCGCCCCGATCTCGACGTAGACCTGACCGCCGCGGACTGCTGATGCGCTCATGGACTACCCTCCGGCGGGACCGAACAGTGCTTCAAGGTCTTCCTGCGTCGCTTCTCGCTTCGGGGGCGGCGGTGCCTTGCTGAACGGGTTGAGCTTGGATGCGTCGATCGCCGGCTTGCCCTGCCCGCGGTTCGCGTTTGCGAACTGGGCCATCTGCTGTGCGGTGTGCCACCAATCCGATTCCAGGCGAGCATCTCTCGCCGCCATCAACTCTCGGAGGGTCCAATCTCCGGGGTAGACGCCGAGGATTCCGGCACACTCCCAGATGACGGCCCAGGTGCCCGAATAGCCGCCTCCGCGTTGTCGATCATCTGATCCGCCAGCTCCTTCATCCTGGCTGACAGAGCCGCGATCGCGCTGCGGAGGCGCGGGGGGAAAAAAGCGACTAGCTCCTCTTCGACTGCCAGCCCTCCTTGCTCGAGCGACTCGCCCTTCAGCCCGTCAAGGAACTGGTCTTGAGTCAGCCCCTTTTGAATGACCTGCGGCAGCAGGATCGCGTAGAGCGTCTCGCCGAGGGCGGAGAAGTTGGACCGCAAAACCTGAAACGTCCTGGCGATCTCGCCGGCGTCGATCAGGTCGAAAGGAACCGCCTCGGTCGGGGCCGGCTCGTCGGCCGACTTCGGCGGAAGCACCACCAACACCGAGTCCTTGACTCTCTTCGCCGACGACACGGTCAGAGACACGTGCCACGGCCTGCCCTCGTTGTCCTTGAACTCTCTCATGTGCGAAGTCCTGCTTGGGTCTTCGTCATCTGGATCGACCACCCCCGAACGTCGTCGAGGGGAATCGAGTCGCTGACGTTGGCGACGACCGCCGAAAACGAGTAGCCGTTGGTGACGACAGCGATCTCAGTGCCGGCAATGGCTGCCGCGATGGCGGTCGTAGCCGCGGCGTCGTCGATTGTGTCGATGCTGATCGACACCCCATACCCGGTGTGGTACGAGATCGTCGCCCGGCTGCCGAACGGCGTGATCTCGCGGGTGGTGCCGGCAACGCTGACCTGCACGTCGCGGACGCCGGGAACGGTCACGCCGTCCCACGTCACCACAACGTCACGCCCGAGAGAGATCGCCATGCCGCCCCCTCGTGGTCAGGAGGTCTTCTTCGCCGTCAGCGTGAACGTGACCGGCCCGTCGAGCGGCCGATTCTCGGAGACGTTGGTGACGATGTAGCCGGTGCCAGCACCGGCGAGGCTGGAGATCACCGCCGTCGCGTCGAGACACTCGATCTCGGCGGTTCGCGTGATGAATCCGCCGGTCGCGGCCTTGTAGGAAATGCCCGACGGATTGACGATCCCGCGGTGCGACACGTCGATTGCGGTCGCCTCTTCGTTCCACGTGACGGCAATCACGCCCGTCGCGCCGTTGCCGCCCGTTGGTGCGCCGCCGTCCCGACCGAGAGTCACTGCCATGTGGAATGCTCCTTACTGGACGCCGCGGGTGCAAGAAACGGAAAAGGTGACCTTGTCGTCGAGCGGCTCGGACTGGCTGACGCTCGTGACCAAGAACTTCACGGAAGAGAGGTTGTGGCCGTTGGCCCCGGTGGCACTGACGACGACGACGCTGCCGACAGTCACACCCGGCGCGTCGATGCAGGTCAGGTCGAGCGTCTGCTCGGCCCACCCGCGCAGAATCGTCCGCTCGGTGTCGCCGGACTTGGTCTTGTCGATCTCCGTGAACGTGGTCGTGATCGACCCGTCGCTGACGTTGGAGATGCCCGTGTACGTGACGTTCTTGCCGAGCACGATCGTTTCGCCGGCCATGAGAGCCTCCGCGTAGGGGTGTGGCTCTATCGTCGGCCGGACGGCCGGGGGCGGAGAGGGGGTGTGGCTGTCAGGGGCCGGAGATCGCGTCTCGAAACGCCTCGGCGAGATTCGGCTTTGCGTCGTCCAGCCCGTTCTGCATGTACCGGCGAGCCCTTACCCGGCGGGAACCAATCTCGATCGGATTGGTGCCCGCGGGCGTGTTCGACGTGATGCCGAAGACGGCCCCGCCCGACAGCCGGCGCGGCACCGACGCCGGGGCGCGGGTGCGGACGAACCAGAGCTGAACTTGTCCGCCCACCTCGTGCAGCTTGTTGAGCTTCGGCAGCCGGGTCGGCCCGACGACGACGCTGTCGGTCGTGGCGTCGTAGTCGTATTGGATGTCGGAACGCAGGAAGCCCTTTGGGAATCGGGCTGTCTTCCAGCTTGTGACCTTGTCGGGAATGGCGATCTGCCGCCGCTTGGCGACCAGCCGTTCGCCGTTGACGACCCCGAGGTCGATCAACTTTTCCTTGATCGGTTTCCGGTTTGACATCGCTCGTTGCGTGGCTCGTCGCACGTCCGATCCGGCGATCTTCAGTGCCCGCTCGCGGCCGACGGCGAGGCGGCTCCGAACGTGCTCCCACTTGAACTTCGACGGAGGCTTGCCGGCACCAGACTTGCCCCCGCCTTCCTTCACGGTGACGGACACCTTAGCGCGCAGCAGCCCGTCCCCGGTGACCGTCCCCGTGCGGAAGTCTGCCACCCATCCCATGTCAGTGGCTCCTCGGCACCTTGAACGTCACGACGATCAAGGTGCCGA